TGTTATCTACAAGATGTTAGAAAAATACCATTACTTAAAATTCTACAAGTATTGTAAAAAGATATTAGAAGATGGTGTAGTAACTGACAAAGAAATAGACGACTTACATATAAATGAGGAATTAAGAGGTGGCATTTTTAGTGTATGGGATACTTTAATTAGAAAGACGGTAAAGGCTCCTAGAATTAAAAGGGCTTTACAATTATATTTAAAATATTTAAGACAAGGTGTAAAAGACGCTAAAAATAAAGCTGCTCAACACTCTGGTTTAGAATATAGAGAATTTGGTTTAGCCGTTGCTGACGCTGGTTTACCTGAAAACTTTAGAACTGAACAACGAGAGGGTAACTCCGTAGCATTTACTTTTGGTAGATTTAATCCACCGACTATTGGCCACGAAAAACTAATTAACAAAGTGGCTCAACAACCAACTGACAAATATTTTATATATTTAAGTAGATCACAAGACAAAAATAAAAACCCATTAACACCTAGAGATAAACTAGATGTTATGAAAAAGATGTTTCCTAGACACGCTAGAAATATAGTGGTCAATCCTACTAATATGGTTTTAGATTTAGCAACAGACTTATATAATAAAGGTTTTACAAGATTAATTATGGTTGCTGGTAGTGATAGAGTAAGAGAATTTGAAGGTATCTTAAAAAGATATAATGACAAAAGAAATAGACACGGTTACTATAACTTTGATAAGATAGATGTAGTATCAGCAGGTGAAAGAGATCCGGATGCTGAAGGCGCTACAGGTATGAGCGCTAGTAAAATGAGAGCAGCTGCTGAAAAAGGAGATGTTACATCATTTAAATTAGGATTACCTGCTTCATATAAAAGTCAAGCAGATAATTTAATGAAAAAAGTTAGAAAAGGTATGGCCTTGGCAGCTTCTTATGGAGCTTTAGGTCAAGTACACGGTGTAAACTATAAACCAATTGCTAACTTAAATGAATACGAACAACAACAAATTAGAGATTTATATATTAGAGAAATGATCTTTAATATAGGCGACAAAGTTGATTATGTAAAAGAAGACGTACAAGGTAAAGTCGTTAGACGAAGTACAAACTATGTCGTATTAGAAGACAACAATAACAATTTACACAAAGCTTGGATATGGGATTGTTTACCTATATCCGCAGATAGAGAGGTAGAAGTGAGAGAACACAATTTAGATATTGATTATGGTTTCAAAGCTGTATCACAGGTTGAAGAAGATTTAGACGCTCAACCACAAGATAAAGACGTTAAAAAGAAAAAAGGTACACAACCTAAAAAGTATTACAAACAGTTATCTAAAGATGTAAAAGATAAAAGAGCAGACTTCTTTAAAAAGAATAAAGATAATAAAGAAGCACCAGGCGATAAAGACGCAAAAACAAAACCAAGTATTCACACACAAAAATATAAGAAGATGTTTGGTGAGATAAAGAAAAATTTAATGAATGCTTGTTGGACTGGTTACAAACAAGTAGGTATGAAAAACAAGGGTGGCAAACAAGTACCTAATTGTGTACCAGAGTCAATGTCAATAGAAGACGCTAAACAGGTAGAGGGTTATGTATCAGAATCATACGAAATAGGTGCTGATTACGCTAATCATACAAAAGAAGTAACCCCTGGCGAAAAGCCAGAAGCTAAGCCTATTGACGCTAAAGACAGAGGAAAACCAGATGATAATGTTAAGAAAGAAGATGTTGAAAAATGGGCTTTTTCAGATGAAACAATAGATAAATATAAGAAAAGATACGCCGAAGAATGGCGAAATAAACTGGATGAAGTTGTCCAAAGAATGTTGGAAAAACTATAATGGTTAAGTCATTTAAGGCATACGATAATATAGATGAGACGTGTGATAAGGTAATCTTTGAACACGAGGCTGAGGGTATACAAGAAGCAGAATACCAAGGCAAAAAAGTAAAATTAAACGACCCAATTAGAGGTGGTTCTAAAAAGTTTTACGTCTATGTAAAAGACGGTGACAAAGTAAAAAAAGTATCTTTTGGTGATACAACAGGTCTATCAATCAAAAGAGACGATCCGGCTAGACGAAAAAGCTTTAGAGCTAGACATAATTGTGATAACCCAGGACCAAAAACAAAAGCAAGATATTGGTCTTGTTATCAATGGAGAGCAGGAGCAAAGGTAAACAACTAATGAGTAAATCATTTACACAATTTAAAAAAGGCGACTATGGTTTAGCCGAGGCAAAAGCTAGTCCAACAAACTTACAATATTTAAGAGCTAAACAGGCTAATAATCAACACTTTGAGGTTAGAAGATATATTGCTGATGTTATTTTAAGAGATAAAAAATTAGCAGATTCTTACAAAGCTTTAGAAGTTATACACGATACTTATGGTAGAGTGATTGGTAATGACGCCATACAATTAAGACAAAGATTAGAACAAATGTTAAAACAAGATGTAAAAAGAAAAGTCCTAAATTGGGACGAAATTTGGAGCACACTATAATGAGTAGATACAGAGAAACAATGGCTGAGGCTTTGAAAAAAGTTTACGAAGATGGCCACGAAGATGTATCATCTTCAAAAAGAATGTGTCAGACTATTATAGAAGACGCAACACAAATTAGAACAAAATTAGATTCAATGTCAGCTGAAGACAAATTAGATACTTGGTGGACTAATAAGTTGGCTAAATCTGCTGACAACCTAAACTCTGCTAGAGATTACATTATGAATCCTATTGAAGAAGAATTACAAGAAAGAACATATGACCCTATACAATTTGGTCCTGATAAAGTTGCTAAAGCAATGGCTATCGCTACAAAAAGCTCAGGTCAATATAGTGTTGCTGTAAGAGATATAGAAAAAATTGCTAGAAATTTATCTAAAGTATCTACAATAGCTAGAGAATTAAAAAAACAAAATGAAGAAGTTGAATTAGACGAAGGCAGAATGAAAGACATTTATACAATGCAACAAGATGGTAAATCAGCGGCTGAGATTGCTAAGTTAATGAAGTTACCAGTAAAAACGGTAAAATCTATTTTAGGTGAAGAAGTAGGAGAAATATCCGAAGAAAATTTAGCTGAGTTTACCTCTGATATGATTAAGAGATTAAAGAAATCATACAGTACAATGCCTCAAAAACTTTCAACAGATCAAGCTAATGCGTTAAGTCGTCATTTAGATAGACTTGATTTAACTTCATTAAAACAATTATCAAAAGAAAAAATACCTTTTATAACTACACTTGCTAGAAATAAAATCTATAAGAAGACAGGTAAGTTTGAAGAGGTTGAAGAACCTAAAAAAGATAATGAAAAAAAAGAAACAGAAAACAAAGACAATACTATATCATCTTTAAAAGATCAGATTTCTATGTTAAAACAAAAATTAGAAAATGAAAAAAATAAGGCAGTAAAACCTGAACCTAATCCAGATACAGGCGAAGTACCATTGACTATCGGTTTAGCAAACAAATTGTTAAAAGATAAAGAGATGAAAAAAGAAGATATAAATGAAAAAAAAGATACTGAAGCTGAATTATTAAAGTTAATGAGAAACATTAATCCTAAAAGTCAAAATTATGAGGTAATAATGAAAGGATTAAGAGCTAGAATGGCAAAATTAAGAGGTAAGAAAGAAGATTTAGATGAAGCTGATTTAACAAAGCCACAAATTAAAAAAGTACACAAGATGGCTGATGAGTTACCTAAAAAAGATTTCAAAGACCGTTATGGTAAAGAAAAAGGTGACGCTGTAAGATATGCTACAGCAACTAATATAGTAAAGAAAAAACTAGGCGTAGAGAGTACAAGTGCTTTCAATCCAAAAGTACATAACACTAAATTAGGTGTTACTACAAAAGATTTAGATAGAGCATTTAAAAAATTATCTCAAAAAGCACAAACACACGTAAATGACTCTTTGAGAACCGGTATGGGTACTAGAGACGCAATAAAAAAAGCAAAAGAAAAATTTAACGAGGGCGATACGAAAAACGAAGATATGAGATTAAGGATAGAATCAATTGCTGGCATTAAGAAAAAAGCTGAGAAATCTGGTATGCCTTATTCAATATTAAAGAAAGTTTTTGATAGAGGTATGGCAGCTTGGAAAGGTGGCCATAGACCTGGTGCTAGTCAGCACCAATGGGCTTTCGCAAGAGTTAACAGTTTTGTAACTAAATCGTCAGGAACTTGGGGTGGTGCTGATAAAGATTTAGCTAAACAAGTAAGAGGAAGTAAATAATATGAAATATTTAAAATCAAAACCTGGTAGTTTAGAAGCTTCAGCTGGTCAAGTATCTGGCTTTGCTACTGAACAAGAATACCAAAAATTATTTAAAAAAGAACTAGACAAAGCTGGTAAAGGTATTGCTTCAATGTCTGACCAAGAAAAGAAAAGTTTTTTTAATAAAATAGACAAAATGTACAAAGCGAAAAACGAAGAAGTACAAGAAAGTGCTAGTCAAGTACAAGTAAAACGTGATGGTAAAGGAAACTTCAATCTTATGTTAAGAGGAAAAGAGATTGGATACTATCATAAATCAGGTAGTAAATATATGGTTTACTATGATAAAGATGGTGACGACTATGACCAATCAGATGAAGTTTCTAGTGAAATGCAAGCTAAAAAATTAGCTTACGATAATATGAATGAAGTTAAAGTAGATGAGTTGACAAAGGCTCAGGAAAAACTTCCACCAGCTTTACAAAAGGCTATCAAAGATAAAGAAATGAAAGAAGAAGACGCTTACGATAACGATAGATTTATTATCAAAAATGGTAAAGCTACAGTAGATAATTCTAATACGGCTGATAGCAAAGACCATGTTCATGCGCCGAATGCTAAAATAGCTTTACAACTTCATAAACAAGGAAAAAAAGTTTATAAAGAAGACTTAGGTAAAGAAGACGATAGTATAGTTAAAGCTGTAGTAGGTCAATTAAAGAAAGCTGTTAAAGCTCACGATAGTCAAGCGAAAGATTTAGAAAAGGCTATGAAGACAGAGGCTGACACTAAAGGTGATGACATCAATCAAGGTAAATTAGATATGGTAAAAAAAGGTGAAAAGAAACCAGTTGATCCAGAACCAAAAATTGGTAAATCAATCAAAGAGATGATGAAAAAAAAGAAAGATGATGTTGCTACTACGGCCGATACTGAAAAAGATAAAGAGAAAAAAGCAACAACGCTTGTTGGTTCTAAAAAAACTCCAGTTGACACAAAACCTGAAATAGAATACAAAAACTAGTCTTTGTTCTCTATTTGTTCTCTTGCCATTTTGGCAGGATATGATATAGTAAAGGCAAGAAAACACTATGAAACAATTACCTAGAATTTATTGTGATATGGATGGTGTTCTTTGCGACTTTAAAAAACACGCTGAAAAAACAACAGGTGTATCAATCGCCAAATGGTCAACTTTATCAAAGACTGATAAGTGGGGGCCAATCAAAGAAAATAGATATTTCTGGTCAACTATGCCTTGGATGACAGGCGGAAGACAACTTTGGAACTTCATATCAAGTCATAGACCACACATATTATCAGCATACGTAGAAGAAAGCTTTGATCCTAACTGTATACCAGGTAAAACAAAGTGGTTGAAAACAAATGTTAGTGTATCAACAGACAGAATAAATCTAGTAAGAAGATCACAGAAACAAAATTTTGCTAACAAAAACTCAATACTTATTGATGATTACAACAAAAATGTTAGTGAATTTAAAAGACGAGGTGGTATAGGAATATATCACACTTCTACATCAAATACCATTAGAGAACTTAAAAAACTAGGTTTCTAATACTCTCCATTATAAATATTCCCAATATATCAACAAATTGAGTACCTTAACAATTAACTAAAGGGAGAGAATAATATGTCAAGTTGG